TTAGATGAAATGGTCTATGCGTGGGCTGCATACCAAAGATTGCTGCAAAAATATGACAGGAGAACTATATATGACCAGTTTGAAAGAAAAATTAATCCTAATATGCCTCTAAAGGAGACTAAGGTAGACTTAAATCAAACTAAATCGGCTAAAAAGTCGAATTTTGTCGCTAATTGGTAAAAAAAATGGCTATTCCACAAACTATTCGAGCAGGGGATTTTATCCAATGGAACATTCCAGCGAGTCAGGATTATTATGGAAACTCTATAAGCAGTCCAGATTGGTCGGTTGTTTATTATTTAAGAACAAATACAGGCCCAGTAGGGGCAACAGTTAATAGTTCTGCTTATAACGATGGATTTAAATTTACGATTGCAAGTAATGTAACATCTACATTTACTTCTGGTAATTGGTATTACCAAGCAGTTGCTAATAAGTCAGGAGCAGAAAAACAAACAATTTATACTGGATCGTTTGAGGTTTTAAAATCTTTAGAATATTCTGGTACTGCTTTAAATTATGATGGCAGATCTCAGGTAGAAAAAGATTTAGAAACAATACAAACAGCTATAAGAAATATTATTAGTGGTGGTGCGATACAAGAATATAAAATAGGAACACGAAATGCTAAAAAATATGAGTTGTCAGAGTTAATAATGTTAGAAGCAAGATACAAAGCAGAACTTGTTAGAGAAAAACAAGCAGAATTGATTGATAATGGTCTTGGCAATCCGAGAGCAACTTTTGTACGTTTTAACGAGGCATACTAATGGGAATACGATCTAACATTGCAACTGCTGTAAAAAGAGTTCTTGGGTTTGGTAGAAATGCTAGTAGTTTAGGAAGTCTTAAAAGAGCATATCAAGGTGCATTAGTTTCTAGGCTTACTTCCGATTGGATGAGTAGCCAGTTGAGTGCCGATGCCGAAATAAGGAATAGTTTGCGTAAGCTAAGAGATAGATCACGAGAATTAGTAAGAAACAATCCTTATGCTAGACAAGCGAAGCGTACAACACAAATAAATATTGTTGGTACAGGGATGAAGTTTCAATCTCTTGTATTACAACAGAGAGGAGGAAAAAGAGATCAACGTGTTAATAATATTATTGAGGAAGCATGGTCAGAATGGACACAGGCAGATAGTTGTGATTGCGCTGGTAGATATAGTTTCCACGAATTTGAGTGGTTAGCTGCTGGTGCATTATGCGAATCAGGAGAAGCAATATTTAGAGTTGTAAAGCAACAGTTTGGTAATTCAAAAATACCTCTTGGATTGCAACTGATTGAAAGTGATTTGTTAGATGAGGAATATGATGGCAAGACGCTCACTAAAGGTAATGAGTGGAGAAATGGTGTCGAGATTGACAGTTGGGGTCGACCTGTACGTTATGCAATTCTTAAGAAACATCCGGGCGATGCGTATTACTTGGATTATGCAAATAAACAGTCTTTGCATATCTTTATAAATGCTTCTGAGATTATTCATTTGTTTATGCCAGAACGACCCGGCCAGAACAGAGGAGTGCCTTGGTTTCATAGTGTGATGAATGATATGCACCAATTACAGGGATATGAAGAAGCTGCTGTTATACGAGCGAGGGCTGGTGCAAGTATCATGGGATTTATTCAAAACGATCAGGGTGAATTGATTGGTGATGATGTACAAAACGCACAGAGAATACAAAACTTTGAGCCGGGTACATTTAGATATTTGATGCCAAATGAGACTGTGAATGTTCCTGACATTGACTATCCATCTCAACAGTACGAAATGTTTGTGAAAAACAAGATTAGACGTTTTGCAACAGGAATAGGATGCAGTTTTGAAACTATTAGTAAAGACTTTTCAGAAACTAATTATTCAAGTTCAAGACTTAGTTTGTTAGAAGACAGGCAACATTGGAGCTTCTGTCAAAAATACATGATTAAAAACTTTCATTTAAGAGTTTTTAAAATGTGGATAGAACTTGCGGTATTAACAGGTGAGTTAGATTTTCCTGATTATTCTGCAAATTCCATGAGGTATTGCAAACCAAGATGGACACCACCAGCACAACACTATGTTGATCCTCTTAAAGAAGCGAAAGCATATAGAGAATTAGAACAAGCTGGTTATATGACTAAATCACAAGTCATAGCACAGACAAATGGTGGTGATTATGACGATATTGTTTCTGAGATTGCAAGAGAGCAAGAGGTTGCTAAGTCGTTAGGGGTAACATTAGATAAAGATTTAGATTTAGAGGTAGAAATAGGACAGGAAGCACCTCCGACTCCAGAACCTACTAGAGCTAAAAAAACACGCAAAAAGAAAACTGATTAATCATGGCAAATGTAAACGGTACTGATATTAATCTGATGCCTACAGATGGTATGAGGACAGAAGCTAAAAGATATAGAGCATGGAAAAAAGAAGGAGAAGGTGGTGGTACAGATGTTGCTAGAACAAGAGCAACACAAATATTAAGCGGAAACGAGCTATCACCAGATACAGTTATTACAATGAACGCATGGTTCGCCCGACACGAATCAGATAAAGCAGGGAAAGGCTTCCGTCAGGGGGAAGATGGCTATCCTAGTAATGGTAGAGTAGCTTGGGCTGCTTGGGGCGGTGATGCTGGACAAACTTGGTCTGGTTCAAAGTCTAATTCAATCAAAAAAGCAAGAGAACGCACTATGACTGAAGAAACAAAAACAGAACAAAGAGCCGAACCTGATGGTTTGAAGGTCGGGGATTTTGTTCGTTGGAACTCTAGCGGTGGTACAGCTAGAGGAAAAATTGATCGTATCACTAGAGATGGATCAATAGATGTACCTGATAGTTCTTTTACTATTACTGGAACAGCAGAAGACCCTGCTGCACTTATAACTCTTTACAGAAATGGTGAAGTCACAGATCGTAAGGTTGGTCATAAGTTTTCTACTTTGACTAAAATTGCAGCGATTAGATCTGTAGATCCAACAGATAAGCTTGAGCGAAAAGAAGTAACAGATTTCAAAAATGTTAAATCCAGAACATTTGAGTTTCCGTTCTCTTCTGAGTATCCAGTAAAAAGATATTTTGGTAACGAAGTATTAAGTCACGATGATGGTGCTGCTGATCTTAGCCGATTAAATGATGGCGGTGCAGTTCTCTTCAATCACAATATGGACAAACCTATTGGGGTAGTGGAGTCAGCAAGGATTGATTCAGAAACTAAGCGTGGTTATGCCAAGATTCGTTTCTCAAGAAATAAGTTTGCATCTGAGGTTTTACAAGATGTTCAAGATGGAATATTAAGAGGTATAAGCTTTGGATATAGTATCAATGATATTGATGAGACAGAAGATGGTATGCTTGCTCGGTCATGGTCGGTACACGAATTATCGGTTGTAACTGTTCCGGCTGACCCTACAATCGGCTTCGGAAGGAGCTTGATTTCACCCTCACAAGGCAATAGTATTACTATGGAAGATAACTCCCCCATTGAGGAGATTAATTCTGCGGTTGAATCCGCATCACCCTCGGTTCGCACTATGGAAGAATCAACTAAAGAAACTGCGGTTGATACGGCTAATGAAGCCGTAGAGATCGACATCAAAGCCGAAGTACAACGTGCTATTGATGAAAATAATGCTCGTACAGCATCAATCACTTCTCTATGTCGTGAGTTCGGAAAGTATGGAGCAGAAGAGCTTACTGATTCACTTATTAAATCTAATAAGTCACCAGCAGAAGCCAAAGCAGCTATCCTCGATCTTGTGAAGAACAAGGCAGAGGCAGTAAATACACCAATCCGTTCTACTGACATGAGTACTAATGAAGTTGGCCTAGAGCCAAAAGAAGTAAAAAAATTCTCTTTCTTGAGAGCTTTAAATGCTTTAGCAAATCCTACAGATCGTCAAGCTCAAGAAGCAGCAGCTTTTGAGAGAGAAGTTTCTGAGGAAGCATCTAAGAGATATGACAAGCCTGCAAACGGCATCTTAGTTCCTAACGAAGTTCTAAAAAGAGACTTGAACGTAGGTACTGCAACTGCTGGTGGTAACTTAGTTCCAACAGAATTACTTGCTGGTTCATTCATCGACATTCTTAGAAAGAGAATGGCTGTAATGGCAACAAACCCAACAATGCTTACAGGATTGTCTGGTAATGTTTCAATTCCAAGAATGACATCTACATCAACTGCGTACTTCGTGGGTGAGTCTGGATCTCCAACAGAAAGTCAGCAAGCTTTCGATCAGGTCAACATGACACCTAAGACAGTTGGTGCATTTGTTGATTACTCAAGAAGATTATTGCTTCAGTCATCTATAGACGTTGAAACAATGATTAGAGATGATATTGCAAAGGTTATTGCTACTAAGCTTGATAACGCAGCAATCTATGGTTCTGGTAGTTCTAACGAGCCTCTTGGAATCAAAGATACAACTGGTGTAGGTACACAGACAATCAGTACATTTGGTACTTTTGCTGAGTACATCGGAATGGAAACAGATGTTGCAGCAGCAAACGCTGATGTAGCTAATATGTTCTACCTAATAAATGCTTCTGCTAGAGGTGCTTTGAAGTCAACAGAAAAAGCTTCAAACACAGCACAGTTTGTATTTGAGAACAATGAAATAAATGGCTATCCAGCTATTGTTTCTAACCAACTTGCAAACAACGATGTTCTCTTTGGAGACTTCTCACAGTTTGTAATCGGTATGTGGTCTGGTTTAGATCTAACAGTTGATCCTTATGCAAATGCAACTGCTGGTAGCGTAAGAATCATAGCTCTACAAGACGTAGACTTTGGAGTAAAACAACCGGGTGCGTTCTGTTTCGGAACATAATCACATGAAGGTTAAACTGCTAAGAGCAACAATGATCGCTGGAGTCCCAACGGACTCTGGCTCTATTGTTGATGTTGAACAGCATACTGGTGAATATCTAGTTGCTATTGACAAGGCTGAAGCTTATGTTGAAGCTTGCGAAGCACCTATACCTAGTGCAGAAACACTTGTTGAGGAAGAGCCTACTTCTGAAGATAAAGTTGATTTTGTTCAGATGACAAAAGCACAACTTGAAGTTTACGGAAGACAATTAGGACTTGAACTTGATAAGCGACATAACAAAGCTGATCTAATTGTTGAATTAGAGGAAGCAATCTCAATTAAGGAGGAATCTTAAAATGTCTGTTATACAACAGAACCTAGAGAAGTTAACTGTTGTTGCTGGTGTTGCTACTGCTGCTGTAACAAGCACAGCTACATCAAGTGCAATAGATTTACTCGAATACGATGGCGATGTGATGTTAATTTTGGATAGTGCTGCTGGTGGCGGTTCTTCTCCAACATTAGATATAAAACTAACCGAATCAGACGAGACAGGTGGTACATACACAGATTTATCTGGTGCTACTTTTACTCAAGTAACTGGCTCTGCTTCAATGCAAACACTTGCAATCAATAAAGATTCAAGTAAGCGTTTCATTAAGATTGTGCAAACAATTGGTGGATCATCCCCAACATTTACTTTTAGTATCAATTTGATTGGTCTTAAAAAGTACGGCTAAATAGTTAGCCCTCTAACGAGGGCTTTTTTTTTCTCATGGCTTTTACAGAGGATATAGATACTTTCTTTGGAGATTTTTCTGAGGATGTATTCTATGACAATGCTACTTATAAAGGAATCCTAGAGCAGCCAGATGAGATTGTTGCTGATGATCGTGTATTGACTACTGATTATCAATTAACAGTTAAGACTGTAGATTTAGGTTCTTTAGCATATGACACGCAGATAGAAGTCAGTAATGTGAAATACAAAGTCAGGAGTGCTAGGAAAATAGATGATGGTACTTTATCTGTAATTTCTTTAATGAAGGTTTGATATGGCTAGTAAAAGAGAACAGATATTAGCAAAAATCAAAACCAATCTTACTGGAACTACAGGAGTAGGAACTCGCATTTATCGAAGCAGAGCCGAGCCAATGACTAGAGAAGAATCACCTTCTCTTGTTGTTGAATTTGTAACAGACGAACCTACTGTTAATAGTGCAACTTATTTAAAATTAGATTGGACATTAAGAGTAAGAATCGTTGTAGTTGTTAGATCACAAACACCTGATACTTCAGCAGATCCTACCGTTGAAAGTTTACATTCCAAAGTTGTTAATGATCCAACTCTAGGAGGACTTTCCATTGATGTTAGACCAGCAACAGTAACCTTTGATGTTATTGAAGCGGATCAACCAGCAGGGATAATATCCTGTGAGTATGAAGTAGATTACAGGAGTAGTTATAACGATTTATCAACATGATTTACAATGTAACTACAACCCTAACAACCCTGATTGTTTATTATGGAGTATGAAATTCCAAATGAGGGCGGTACTTACATACTGAACCCGAAAACTGGCAAACGTAAGCTAGTTCAACAAACTTCACAAGCTGAACCCCCTACAGAGGTAACTACAGATGGCACAACTGACAAGGAAGAGAGTAATTCTTATTGAAGCGGAAAGTTCATATGGAACTGACCCTACTCCAGCAGCAACAGACGTTGTTCTCGTAAGAGATTTAAGTATTACACCACAATCAAGCGATGTGGTCAACAGAGATGTTGTAAGACCTTATTTAGGTGCATCACAACAGCTACTAGCAAATACCAAAGTTGAGTGTACATTCTCGGTGGAACTTGCTGGATCTGGCACAGCCGGAACTGCACCTAGATACGGAAGTGCCTTGAAAGCGTGTGGTTTCAGCGAAACTGTTGTTGCTAATACATCAGTCACTTACGAACCAATCTCAGCAAGTTTTTCATCTGTCACTATCCACTACAACGTAGATGGTGTAAGGCATATTGTTACTGGTTGCAGAGGAACATTTAGTCTCAATGGATCTGTTGGTGAAATTCCTTCAATAGATTTTACTTTTACTGGAATCTATAATGCTCCGACTGATACTGCACTACCTTCTGTTACTTATGGAAATCAGGCAACTCCATTAATATTTAAGAATGGAAATACAACCAGTTTTCAGTTGTTGTCTTACGCTGGTGCGTTGATGAATTTAACAATGGATGTTGGTAATTCTCTTGTATATAGAGAACTTGTTGGTGGTACAAAAGAAGTGTTGCTAACAGATAGGGCAGCTAATGGTTCTGTAACCATAGAAGCTCCAACAATGGCACAGAAAGATTACTTTGCTGCTGCTTTAGTTGATACAACATTAGGCAATTTGACTGTTACTCATGGTACTGCTGCTGGTAATATCTGTGCATTTAGTAGCACAAAGGTTGATATTGGTGATGTTGCTTACGGAGAAGCTGATGGAGTAACTATGTTAGAGATTCCATACACACTTGTACCAAGTTCGGCTAACGATGAAATGAGCTTGGCCTTTACTTAGTAAGTATTGACTACTAAGGTAGAGTAGAAGAGTATATAGCTTAATTTATGGCATTTGTTAGAAAGAAGACCAAGGTTTATCCTTGGCCTGTTGAAATTAAAACTCCTAGTGAAACTAAGATTGGTGAATTTGATACAACAAGTTTTACAGGTAAATTTATACGTTTATCAAGATCAGAACTTGATGGTTTTGAATCAGCGTCAGAATATGAAGCACTTAAAAAAGTGTTAGTTGGTTGGATAGATGTTAATGAAGAAGATGGAACTCCTATTGAGTTTTCAGATAAAATATTAAAAGAATTTGCAGAGGATATAGATTTTGTAGCTGGTGTATTAGATGCGTTTAAAAAATTCTACTCAAATGCACAAGTGGGAAACTAACTGATGCTGCCTCATATTGGGCTTCGGGTGGCAAAGAAGTTATAGATGAAACATTAAAAGACGCTGCTGCGTTTGGTGTAAAAATCGAGGAGCAACCAAAAGAAGAAAAAGATTTTGAGGTATTTGACGAAAATTGGGATATTGTAATGATGTTTTTACGTTGTCAGACACAATGGAACACAACCTTTGGAGGTGTAGTAGGATTAAAATATGAGGTATTATTACTTGATGGAGGACTGTTTGACCTCTATCAT